TAAAACTAGCGGGTCGTAGAAATTGGCAATTTTACCAAGACCTAGGTTATAAATTTTTAGATTTAACCTACTATCCAGATATAGAAATAAGCACATTAAAATATAATCCGCTACTAGAAATAAAAAACAAACGAATACACTTCAAATACGAGGAATAAATATGGCACTTAGCTTTAAACAAACAAAAGGCAAAGCTGTAACAAATAAAGTAGAAACTTACGAATATAAAGATGGCGAAAATACAGTTAGGTTAATTGGCGGAGTTTTGCCACGTTATATTTACTGGATTAAGGGCACTAATAACAAGGATATCCCTGTTGAGTGCTTGGCATTTAGCCGTGAAAAAGAGAAGTTTGATAACATGGAAAAAGATCATGTGCCTGACTTCTATCCTGAACTTAAATGCAGCTGGAGCTATTCGATCAATTGTATCGACCCTAAAGATGGTAAAGTTAAGGCGCTTAATCTTAAAAAGAAGTTATTTGAGCAAATCTTAACAGCAGCTGAAGATTTAAATGACCCAACTGACTACGATACCGGTTGGGATGTGGTGTTTAAACGTACTAAAACTGGACCACTAGCATTTAATGTTGAATATACCTTACAGGTATTGCGCTGCAAACCACGCGCTCTTACAGCAGAAGAAAGAGCTGCCGCGGATTCTGCACAAAACATAGACGAAAAGTTTCCAAGGCCTACAGCAGACGAAGTTAAGGCTCTTTTAGAAAAAATTAACACACAAAATGATGAAGATGGTAATGATGCGTCAGAGCAAGAAGCAGTAAAAGAATTAGGTTAATAATAAAATAGCCCGTATAAAGTATACGGGCTATTTTATTAATTCTTTGGAGGATTTTATGGATAGTATATCTTGTATTTATATATTATATTGGGATATTAACTATCCATATATAGGTCAAACAGTAAATTTCCATACAAGATACAATAAACATATAAATGAGATAAAACAAAAGATTCATTGTAATTATAAAATATTGCAAGAATACGAAAAATATAATGCTTTACCTAATATAGAAATATTATTTAGAATTAAAAACAGTAAAGATGATTTAAATTATTTTGAGGAATTATTTATTAAAGAATTTGATTCTATAGATAATGGATTAAATATTATATCGGGCGGATATAGCGTAGGTATAGGCACTAATAATTCAGCATCAAAGTATTCTAAAGATCAGTTAAAATTAGCTTTTGAATTATTAGCTGATGTTAATAATAGCTATAAACAAATATCAACTATTACAAAGATAAATTTAGATACTATTAAAAAAATTGGTCAGGGTGCACAACATCTATGGCTACACGAAGAATATCCCAAAATATCTGCTAAAGTGCTAAGCATATCTTCCAAAGAAAGATATAAAAATTCGGCTAGTGCTATTAGTCAGGGTAAACAATATAGAAAAATAATGTCACCAAATGGAATTATTTATACAGTAACAAATACGCTAGAATTTTCCAAACAACATAATTTACCAAATGGAAATTTATGCTCAGTCCTACTAGGAAAAAGAAAGACCGTAAATGGCTGGAAAGGCATTGATTAAATGAAATTACTATTTACAGCAGACTTACACATAAAATTAGGGCAGAAAAACGTACCACAAGACTGGGCTAGAAACAGATATAACTTACTATGGCAACAATTAGCAGAAAAACAAGCCAAGGCTGATGTATTTGTTATAGGTGGTGATGTGTTTGACAAACTGCCTAGTATGGAAGAACTAGAGATATACTTTGACCTAATCGGCAATTGTAATATACCAACTATTATATACAGCGGTAATCATGAAGCAGTTAAAAAATCAACTACTTTTATGACTAATTTAGCTAAAGCTACTAACAAGATGAATCGTAAAGTTATAGTCATAGATGATTACTACAGCGATTATGGAGTAGAGTTTGTTCCCTACAACAAACTAAAAGATTTTGAACAAAACAATCCGTGGCCAGATGGCGGACAGATACTGTGTACACACGTTCGTGGTAGTATACCACCACATGTAACGCCTGAAGTAGATTTAAATATTTTTAGCGGCTGGGATGTTGTCTTAGCCGGAGACTTACACAGTTATGAAAATTGTCAACTTAATATTCTTTATCCCGGTAGCCCTGTTACTACTAGTTTTCACCGTCAACCAGTTGACACTGGTGTTATCTTAATTGATACTGAAACATTGACACATAGTTGGCTAAAGCTGGAAGTTCCACAGTTAATAAGGTTGACAGTTGGAGTAAGCGACCCTAAACCGCCAACACCGTATCATCATACAATTTATCAAGTTGAGGGTGATATGCAGGAGTTGGGTGAGCTAGAAGATAATGAGTTAATTGATCGCAAAGTTATTAAGCGGAGTACAGATGTACAATTAATGCTTGATAATGAAATGACACTAGTCGAAGAAGTTCGTGAGTATTTAACCTATGTGCTACAATTGGGCAGTCAAACGGTTGAACAAACTGTATTAGAACTGCAAGCACACTTAGCTAAAATTGAAACTGATGACTGAACATCCTAATATGATATATGTAGCTAAAATAATTAGCGAACGTAAGCATGGCACACAAGAGTTATGGCACAGTGAATTAAATAGTGCTAGAGACTGTGTATTATTAATAGAACAACTGGGATTTTTAAACAAGCGAAAGTTTTGGGGCAATGATAACAATAAAAGAACTACGTTGGAGTAATCTTTTTAGTTATGGTGCTAATAACAAGATAAACTTTGTACACGCTCCACTTACGCAATTAGTAGGTAGAAATGGACACGGTAAAAGCAGTATAGCACTTATATTAGAAGAAGCACTCTACAACAAAAACAGCAAAGGCATTAAAAAAGCCGATATACTAAATCGTCACGTTAAAGATAAAACTTATACAATTGAACTAGATTTTAGTCGTGATGATAGTGATTATACAGTAAAAACAGTTCGCGGCGCACAACAAACTGTTAAACTATTAAAAGATGGTAGGGATATTAGTGGGCATACCGCTACTACAACCTATAAGATGATTGAAGATATTATAGGCATAGATCATAAAAGTTTTGCACAGATTGTTTATCAAAGCAATGCTAATAGCCTAGAGTTCTTAACTAGTGCAGATACAGCACGCAAAAAGTTTTTAATAGAAATACTTAACCTAACTAAATATACTAAAGCTGGTGAAATATTTAAGGAGTTGGGTACAGATCTTAAACAAGAATTAAGTGGAATACAAGGTAAAGTTACTACAATACAAGCTTGGTTGGACAAATATGCTAATACTAATCTTAGCTATAAGCAAGAAGTAGCAGTACCAGTACTAGATCAACAACTAGAACCTCAGCTAGTAGAGGTGCAGGCACAAATTAGTAATATTGACAAATTAAACAAGCAGATCAATCAAAATAATACTTATAAAAAACAATTAAACAATATAACACTACTAGATGCTCCACAAGCTCCTGATGTAAAGCGTATGCAGCTTATGGAGTCAGAATATACAAACCACCTGCGCACAATACGTGATGGTGAATCATTTATTGAAAAACTAAATAAATTAAGTGGTGTTTGTCCAACTTGCTTTAGTTTAATAAATGAAGAAAAAGTTAATGAATTAATTGTTGAGCGTACTAGTGAAATTGAAGAAGCTAGAGCTAGTGGGGTGGTTTGTGCAGTAGTTATAGAAGACATAAAGCAACAAAAACAGCAATATGATACTAGCCTAGCAAAACAAGCTGAGTGGGAAAAGCTACACCTGTTAATAGACAAAAACCTACCACAGCAAGTACTAGACAAAAATGACTTGCAGCGCGAATATGAACGAGTTAGCACACTAATCACAAAAACTCGTGAAGAAATACAGCGTTGTGAACAACATAATAGTAGTGCTAAAGCGCACAATACTAAAATAGACACTATTAAGCAGCAGCTTGGTGATATGCGTCAAGAGCTAGAAGAGCATACATTTCAGCTAGGTTTAATTAATGAACGCATTAATATTGTTAATATACTCAATAAAACTTTTTCAACAACCGGACTAGTAGCATACAAAATAGAGTGCTTAGTCAAGGATTTGGAGGAAATTACTAATCAATATTTAGTTGAATTGAGTGATGGCAGATTTCAGATTAGTTTTAAGGTAAACAGCAGCGATAAACTAAATGTTGTTATCAGTGACAACGGTCGCGATATAGATATTAGTGCACTTAGTGGTGGTGAAAAAGCCCGTGTAAATGTAGCTACACTGTTAGCCATACGCAAGTTAATGCAAACCTTAAGCAGCAGTCGTATTAACTTGTTAATCTTAGACGAAACTGTAGAAGCACTAGATGTAGATGGCAAAGATAAATTGGTAGAAGTTTTACTCAAAGAAGAACACCTAAATACCTTTTTAGTCAGCCACGGTTTTAGCCACCCCCTACTAGAGAAAGTAAATGTTATTAAACGTAATAACATATCTCGCATTGAGGCGTAGTATAAGTATGAAGCACTATCAAAAAATAGCACAAGTGCGAAAAAATAAACAAGCTCGTGATAGACAAAAGATTGAGCAACTAGACTTAAATACTAAAGAAAATTTATATACAGATCAACTAGGCAATATTGATTGGATTAGGTTAGCCAAACACGTTAATGAGGCCTGCAGTGGTAGATAGTCGTCAAAAAGGTGCACGCACTGAAACTATCGCACGTGATATGTTGCGTAAGCACACTGGCCTAAATTGGGAGCGAGTGCCTGGATCAGGTGCTCTTGACCCTAAACATCAGCTTAAGGGCGATCTCTACATACCTGGGCAAACAAACAGGTTTTGTGTTGAAGTAAAAGGCTATGCAGATGACCATATTAATAGTGGATTGTTAACACATAAAACTCCACAGCTGATTGAGTGGTGGCAACAAACTCAGCGTCAAGCCACGCAAGTAGACAAACTACCACTACTTATATTCAAGCATGATCGCAGTAAATTGTTTGTGGCTACTGTGGTATTTGACGATGACGCATTGTTGGAGAAGCGCTGGTTAATGTACAATGCTGATGACTATGAGTTTTATATCTTTTTACTAGAAGATTGGCTTAACATAAGCACACTTAAATTTGTGTCTTGACACTGCCTAGCGTGTGTGATATAATAATAGATTACACTCTAAAAATACCATGAAAACCTTCAAACAAATAGAACAGAATCAAAACGCACTGATGATAGTAGATGCGCTTAACCTTGCTTTTCGCTATAAGCATAGTGGCGCTAGAAACTTTGCTGAAGACTACCTACGCACGGTTCAAAGTCTTAGCAAGAGCTATAAAGCTCGTTGGACAATTATTGCTGCAGATCAAGGATCAAGCAGTTATCGCAAAGATATATACCCACTATACAAGCAAAATCGCAAAGACAAGTACGAACAACAAACTGAAGCTGAACGCGCAGAGTTTGAGCTATTCTTTGAAGATTTTACAGCTACACTAGAGCTACTTGGTGAACACTATCCTGTATTACGCTATCAGGGTGTAGAAGCAGACGATATTGCTGCATATGTAGTATCAAAGAAAGCTAAGCTAGGCATACCAGAAATTTGGTTAATGAGCAGTGATAAAGACTGGGACCTACTAGTACAACCAGGTGTAGGTCGGTTTAGCTATGTTACACGAAAAGAGACTACTTATGAAAACTGGAATGATCATTATAGTTTTGAACCCACAGATTATATTCATGTTAAGTGTCTTATGGGCGATAGTGGCGATAATGTGCCTGGTGTGCCTGGCGTTGGACCTAAACGTGCTCAGCAACTTGTTGAAGAGTATGGTACTACCTGGGATATTATTAATAGTATTCCTCTACCTGGTCGGTACAAATACATTCAAGCCATTAATCAGAGTCGTGAACAACTGGAAACAAACTATAAACTCATGGATTTACAAACTTACTGCAAGGATGCGCTAGGCGTAGAAAATTGTAAAAATATTGATGAAATACTAGGACTAACATTAAAGTGAAATACAGTACACAATTCTTAAATATTAATAGTAGCTATGATCACGGTCGTGATCTAGCCGTAAAGCAAGTTGTAGAGTGCAGAGTCGATAACGCAGTCTACCTACCCAAACGTGCTAATGCTACTGATGCAGGTGCAGACTTACGCAGCACTGAAAAGTTGGAAATCTATCCTGGCGAAACAAAAGTTGTTGATACTGGTGTAGCCATAAAAATTCCACAGGGTTACGGTGGCTTTGTATTTAACAGATCGGGACAAGGTAAAAACGGAATTATTGTGCTTAATGGCGTAGGCGTTATTGACAGTGATTATCGCGGAAATATAAAAGTAGCACTAAAAAATATTAGTGAAAATAGATATGGAATAGAGGTTGGAGATAGAATTGCACAGCTGGTTATCTTGCCAGTTAT